TCTGTGGGTTTGTTTTTGGTCCTGGAATATTTGGTTATTTTTTCCCAAATCAGTATTCAGCCATCTTTACTACTGACACAACAAAGTTCATGACAGGCGTTGCTACTTGGGCTGTTGTTATGTTTGTCGCAACTGCTGGCGTAGAGGTTAACTTAAAGGCCGCAAAAGAAGACTGGAAGGAAACAATAACAACATCAGCATTTGCCCTAATGACTCCTCTTGTTGTTTCTTTGCCGCTTGCATATCTGCTCAGTTCCAGCAACAGATGGATGGGCGTAGGCGGTCAAAGGTGGCAGTTTTCACTATCTGTAGGAATGTCTCTTTCAATAACGGCATTACCTATTTTGATAATCCTTCTTGAAAAAATGGACATTCTAAAAAAAGATATTGGAATCAGGTGCTTGCGTTACGCAAGTTTTGACGATGTTGCCATATGGACTGTTTTTGCAATAATCCTACTTGAATGGGAAAAGGTTTTAAAGCAGGCAATATTTCTTTGTTTTTATTTTATTGTTTCTCTCGCAATACGAAAGTTTTCTAATTTAATGAAACAAGAAGACAGGCTTCCGTTTTTTCTTATATGGATTGCGGTGTGCTCTCTTGCGGCCGACTGGTCTGGGCTTCACTATATAGTTGGAGGCTTTCTTGCTGGTCTTGTCATTAATGAAGAATGGATAGGCGAAGAAGTGGTTACCCAATTTAGAAAATATGTTCTTTTGCTGATGATGCCGATTTTCTTTTTGAGCACAGGATTGCGCACGGCTTGGGAGTTAAAAAATCCTATAGTTATTGGTCTTGCGATTGTTTTATTTGTTGTTCAGGCTTTTGGAAAAATGCTTGGCATTAGACTCTCGGCAATAATCAATGGTTGGAACAGAAAAGATGCCACGACAATTGGATGGCTTCTTCAAACCAAAGCGCTTATTGAAATTATATTTTGCACAGTAATGCTTGACAAAGGTATTATCAGCGCACAAATGTTTACTGCGCTTCTGTTTATGGCTATATTCAGCACCATTGCTACGACGCCAATAGTCACAAGAAGACTGAAATTTCTCTAATCAAGACCATGCCAACAATCATTCTTTTTAATGTCCTATGGGTTGTTCTGGCATCCCTTTCAATACTCAAGCATTTCTGGTGGTTCTGACGACAGTTCAAGCCGTAGCACGTTAGAAGAAAGACCAGACGGTGCTGGCGACACTAATACCCAAAGTCAAGGGGGCTAGCCGGTCGCGGCCAAACATATCGCGGCAGCACTAATTCAAGGATTGTTACGATTTGCCACTCAGACCCTCTGTGACCGCAGCAGCCATCGAATGTGGGTGTGGATTTTCGAATAAGTATAAATGATAAAAAAGCAAAATGGTATAGAATGTATCAGCAACAGAAAATGGGAAATTATGGCAAATTTTGCTAAAATTAGCGAAAACAGCATGGCATCGCGGGTCATCAGGGCGTCCGACAACGACCACTTAGACGTAGATAGAGATAAGTCGGAGCCCGAGACGGAAATAACAAACACATTGAGCGAATGGATGAAAAGGAACGGGTGGAACTAGCTCTTCCCGCCTAATTTATGTCTCTAACCTTTCCCGCATCTCCCACCATAGGTGGTGCCCCATGGTGTAAAATAGTAAATCATGGCTATTGACTTTCCAAACTCACCAGCGCCAGGCGACAATTTCACCGTATCAGGCAAGACTTGGACATTTACAGACGGTAAGTGGGCGCTCAATGTTGGAGTTGGAGGCGTCCAAGGGCCGACGGGAGCAACTGGCGTTACTGGTCCAACGGGACCAACTGGCGTTGGCGCTACAGGACCGACGGGCGTTACGGGTGCAACAGGTGCTACGGGCTTAACGGGAGCAACAGGACCAACTGGGCCAACGGGTGCAACAGGTCCTGCTGGTCCACTAGACGAACTAACAGATGTTGTTGTTACTTCTCCACTTCAGTTCCAAGGTTTGATGTATGACGGAACCAACTGGGTAAACAGCAACATCCCAAATGTATACATTGTCAGGAATAATACTGGCTCAACCATACTCAAGGGAACCTTAGTTGGTGCTGTTGGCGCAGAACCTAGCGGAAGAATAGATGTTGCACCGTTTCAAGTAACAGGAACAGAAAACTCAGAACTTCGTGCGATGGGCATTGCTACAAGCAATATATCTAACGGCGTTAACGGCGAAGTGATGAGTTTTGGAACCCTAACTGGTCTTGACACAAGAGGAAGCACCGCCAGTGCACTTGCGGTTGGTGACGAGACTTGGGCTGCTGGTGACATCCTTTTTGCCCACCCAACCGTTGATGGAAAACTCACAAATGTAAGACCACAACATGACCTTGCTGTTGCATTCATTACCGTTCGTCATGCTTCCACTGGTCAAATTGCAATAAGAATTATTCCAGGCAACAACCACCTTGAGTGGATGCACGATGTTGTTTTAACATCTCCAACCGATGGTCAAGTGTTACAATGGAATGGTAGTTCTTGGATTAACGCAACTGTTAGTTCGGATGTTATGACTGACACTAGGAACGCAGCACTAATACTTATGGATATAGGAGCGTAGTATGGCATCGGGTGACAGAGTTGAATCTAGGTTGGGTGGTCCAACACAGTTGGGTACTTCGACTACAACTATTTGTACTGCAGCTTCGGGTGTCACTGAGGTTATTAAGCAGATTGTTATTTGTAACACGGATACGGTTGACCGTACTGTGACGTTGGCTATTGGTTCTGCGGCTACTGCTGCGAATCGTTTGATGTCTTCGTTGCCGATTGGTGCGAATGATGTGATGGTTTGGGATACGGCTTTGGTGTTGTTGACTGGTGAGACGTTGCAGGGTTTGTCTGATACGGCTTCTAAGGTGACGGTTACTGTTGTCGGTTGGGAAAAGACTAACTAGTTATGGGTTTGGATTTTGCTCTCGGTTCGTCGGCGTTGTTGCCTGCTGGCTTGGGGTTTCGTAACGTTCTAATTAACGGTGATTTTAGGGTTTGGCAACGTGGTACTTCAATCACGGTAACTACTGGTTCACCTTATACAGCCGATAGGTGGTGTGTCACGCCAGGGGGAACTGCCAACTTTTCTGCATCCCGTCAAACAGCAAGCCTTGATGGTTTTCAATATTGTTTGAGACTTCAACGTACGGCATCCAATACAAACACTTCGGCACTTTATTTGAGCCAACCTGTTGAAACGGTAACTTCGATTCCTTTAGCAAATAAACAAGTTTCTTTTTCTTTTTATGCTAGGGCTGGAGCAAACTTTTCTGCTGCAAGTTCTGCTTTGAATGTTCGTCTTGTCACGGGGACTGGAACGGATGGCAACTATCTTGCCGCAACCCTTACTGGTCAGGCTATACCGTTGGATACAACAGCAACGCTTACTACATCTTTCCAGCGTTTTACATATTCTGTATTTGTTCCTTCGGGGGTGAATCAAGTGCAACCCGTATTTTTTTACACTCCCGTTGGTACTGCTGGTGCTAATGATTATTTTGATGTTACGGGTGTGCAGTTGGAACAGAATTATTCTTCAACCCCGTTTGAGCAACGCCCTATCGGTGTAGAACTAGCATTATGCCAAAGGTATTACTGGAAACACAGTTCCTCTGCTGGTATTTCTTATCTATCATTTCAGTACGCAGGAACACAGTATAGATTGACAATCCCCAATCCAGTACAGATGCGCATTAACCCTCATACAGTTACTACTTCTACATGGCAGGGTGGGACTACTCCGTCTTTAGGTGCAGCCAATGTTCTTTCAACCAACTGGTCAACAACTGGTGGCTGGTATTATGCAGACGGTTCAACTTCTATTGAAATAAGTGCGGAGTTATAAATGTATTACACACACACTGATTTGTTGGACAATTCAACAACGCTGGCTTTGCATGATGGTGAAACCGTTACCTATTTCACAGAACAAAGCCCTCTACATGAGGCGTATCTTGCGTGGGTTGCAGAAGGTAACACGGCAGAAGAATGGAATTTACAATGACTATTTCTGCTACTACACAAGGGCTTCGACCAGGCGTTTGTACTTCGTCTAACAGACCTGCAACACCGTTTGAAGGTCAAATGATTTATGAGACTGATACCGATTTGACTTTCATTTATGGTGGGTCGGCTTGGCAACAGGTGTCGGGTGGTACCGCTGTCGGCAACTCAGGGCTGGTATATGTAAAATCGCAAGCGATTACTGCGGGTTCGGCAACAACGGTTCTAACCAATGTGTTCTCAACCACCTATGACAATTATCGAGTGATAATCGATGGAGTGCAAACAACTTCTTCACAAGGGTTAGTCATTAGGATGGGTTCTGCGGCTACTGGGTACTATGGCAATTTTTGGTATGTTTTATATTCTGCAACGTCTTGGACATTTGTCCCTATGAACAACGCAACCTTTTGGTATGTAGCCTTGTCGGATAGCACTGCCCCATCATCATCTAGTAGTTTTGATTTAGTTGCCCCATTTTTGGCGGCTAGAACTCAATACAATGGCAACTATTACGGGCGAGGTTATTCAGGCGGCTTCTCTGGGTCTATTGAAAATACAACCTGTTACACTGATTTAACTTTGTTAAACGAATCAGGAACCCTTAGCGGTGGAACTATCACCGTGTACGGATACAGGAAGCCATAAACGATGACACGACCAAATATCCAAATAGATGATGAAGTTCGTGAAATGACCGAAGAAGAATACGCTGACCTGTTGGCTTCGGGTTGGACTGAGGTTGCTGATGCCTCTTAGTTCTGTTGTTGGTGCGCAATCGATTATTAAACCTGGTGTGTGTACGTCGTCTACTCGCCCTGCTGTGCCGTTTGAAGGTCAAATGATTTTTGAGACAGACACAGACCGTCTTTATGTTTACAACGGTACGGCTTGGGTTATCCCCAACAGCCCCGCACAAAATCCAATGGGTTTGGAACTTGTTACTACGGCTACCTGCACATCGGGTGGCACAGCATCAGGTGGTGTGGTCACTATCGGCACAACACAAGCAACCGTCACTGTTACCAATGCTTTCAATGCGACCTACTCAGATTACAGAGTTGTGATTTCAGGTGTTACTTGCTCAACAGCAAACAACGATATTCGTGTGAAATTTGAAACTTCCCTTTCTACATACAACTGGGCTGGAACATATCAAACATATTCAGGACCAACAACCATTACTGGAACAGGTGCAGCAAATACAAGTAACGGAATTGCAGTAGGCGCATCGGAAACATCAGGAAACTTCAGTTGCTCATTTGATGTTCAACGCCCGAACCTTGCGTCATCAACAGTAGTTACTGGAACCCACGCAAACGCTGCATACCGAACTACATATTCAGGGATAATGAATACTTCAACAGCGTACACAGATTTGATTGTCAATCAGAGTGGTGGCGCAACCATGACTGGTGGGACTATTCGTGTCTACGGATACAGGAACTCGTAACAGGTAGCAAATGGCTACCCTCTATAACCAAACAGGATACACCTACAACCAAATAGGTGCAATCTACAACCAGGCTGCAATCGAACGCACAGCCACAGGCTCAGGTACAAAAACACTGGCAGAATAGCCACTAAGAGAAGGAAACCTTGTTAGTATCTCACTATGCGCTTTCATTTAGTTTCCCTGCCGCACACAAATACGACCGAAGCCTTCACCGCCTGTGCCTATACGGAGAAAGTCCGCAAATTCGCAATCATGATGAAGAACCTCGGGCATACCGTGTTTCTCTACGGCGGAGAATTCAATGAAGCACCCTGCGACGAACATATTACTTGTATTACAGAAGAACAGCGACTAAAAGCCGTAGGCAACAATCACTATTCGGCAGCATCTTTTGACTGGAACCTCCCACACTGGATTGAGTTTAATAACAATGCGATTAAAGGAATCAAAGAACGCCTAGAACACAAGGACTTTATTTGTCTTATAACAGGATTTGCATCTAAGCCAATCGCCGATGCTTTCCCTGATGAGCTAAGCGTGGAGTTCGGTATTGGTTATGGTGGCTCGTTTGCTCCATTTAAGGTTTTTGAGTCATACGCATGGATGCACTCTTGTTACGGGTCAAAAGTAACCGACCCCCACACTCTTGACGGCAAGTTCTATGACGCTGTAATTCCAAGTTACATAGACGTTGACGATTTCCCTCTACAGGAAAAGCCTAATGACTACTATCTGTACATAGGACGGCTTATAGAGCGTAAAGGCTATCAGATTGCAGTTGACATTTGCAAAGCCTTAGGCAAGCGTCTTGTTATTGCTGGTCAAGGTGTACCGCCAGAGTACGGTGAATACGTTGGGGTGGTCGGCACCGAGGAACGAGCAAAACTGATGGGCGGAGCCATTGCAACTTTTACTCCAACTATCTATGTTGAGCCATTTGGAACTGTTGCAGTAGAAGCAATGGCGTGCGGTTCACCTGTAATTTCAACCGACTGGGGCGCGTTTACCGAAACCGTCATTGACGGAGTTACTGGGTTTAGATGTCATACTCTGCAAGAATTTATTAATGCTGCGAAAGCAGCACCGTACCTAGACCGCAAAGCAATCAGCCAATACTCAAAAGATCGCTATGGTTTGAATACAGTAGGTATAATGTATGAAGAGTACTTTACTCGGCTGCAAACTCTATGGGGTAAAGGCTGGTATGAACTTACATAACGAACACAACAAAAGGAAAACATACGCAATGGATATTGATGCACAGACAATAGTAAACGATCTTTTAGAGCAGATTAAGCAACTGACATTTCAACTTGCAGTTGCAAGAGCAACAATTACTCAGTTGCAGAGTCAGAGTCAGAGTCAGACTGAAAAGGACTAGCTCCTTTAGACGTCTTAGACTTCTTTGAAGTCTTACTTGCGTGGTACGCGTCTACTGCATTTGCGCTTGTGCGACTTCTCCATGTAAATTCGCACTCACCGCATACAACAAGCTTCATTGTTTTCCAGCGGCCACCTTCCGGTGAGTCTGCCACAATAACGCTAAGCTTAGAAGGCCGTCCACCGCATGCTGGACAATTTGGAAACCGTTGCCTACGAATCTCTTGCCCAGTGTGCGACACGGACAATGCTCGGCGAATTTCTCCTTCATCTTTTCCACCCCACACGCCGTGAATTTGTTTGTTTTCAAGAGCGTACTTTAGGCAGTCTAGGCGCACATCGCAGGTGAAGCACAAATTGCGTGCGGTGTACTTTTCATTTGGAATGCTAGAAAAAAAGAACTTTCGTATATGCTTATTGACAGGCTTTACGCACTCAGCGTTGTCTTGCCAGCCGACGTTGCTTAACCCTTTTTTGTTCATAAAGCTACTAGAGTTATTTCAACTATTCTGTCAACTTTGTCACCGTCTCTTGTTTCACCGTTGCTATTGCATATTGTAAGTTCTGTGTCATTGTCAACTTCTCCAGCAGACACGTGAAACACATTTCCTTTTTCTGCCATTTTGTATCCATCGCCAAGTGATACTGCAGACCCGTCGTGTTGAAGAGCAGATGCAAGAGCTCTTAGCACTATTTCATTTTCAAGTCCTACATGGTCTTCAGTGAAGAACACTAAACTTGAGACAGGTAAAAGCGCTTCTGCGCCGATGCCAGTCCACTCAGACCAGAGACACTCGCCTTTTCTTGAATCCTTCATTACTAGAAATAATATCCTGCATTCTAGTGAATTCTAAGCACGTGGCCTAGCAAGATGCATACACGATTTACAAGCAACCTTTAAGAGCTTCTATGATGATCTAGGCCGCAATGGCGTCAAGCTACGTAACCGTCCTGATGCGGCCAAATATAGTCGTACGTACTTGGTGCTTTTCCAGTGTTTTCGGCCCAGTCAAATTGCGAGTACCATTCGTAGTTTTTGCACAGTAGCGCTGTCCTATGAGTAGAGCAGAGCGACTCAAAGTACTCAGTATTTTCCATCCACCTTGGGAGAACAAGATCACTAGAAATGCGATTGAGCGCTATTGCTTTATCGTACGTGCGGTACGTTTTATCAAGCAACGTAGACTTAAATCCACGAGACTTCCATTCAAAGTATGTGGCCGAGATATAAGAAACGAATAACGTTTCATGGCCTCGCCACATTTTTACTACTGGATGGTTTGACCAGCCTTTTGGCGTACGATGATTTCCGTCAGGATCAAGCTCGCACATAGTCATTAAGCATTGCCACGCTTCAAGAGTTTGTTTGTGCAGCCGTTTGTTGTCGAGATGGCTAGCAACTAAAGCGAATGAAGAAGTGTCCGTAAGAAATGATTGCATGTGTGGTGTCCCTTTGTCGTTTTAGCCATTATACCACACTTACTTTAAAATATGCTATTAGCCTTGCTTATTCGCATACCAGGTTTTCTTAACAGTCTGGCGGCTAAATCCTTTGTCAGTATCAATCAGCCACTCTCTGTTACCAATGAGTTCGCCCTGCGGTCCGCTTGGCTGACCGTCTAAAGCAGCAACTGCTGCTTGACCAATCCAATTAGCGGCCTGTACTGCAACGGCTTTGCCCCATGTTGCTCCCAGTGCGGAATACGTTTTTGCCTTAGAAAATTCCCAGTTGTCTGGAAGACCTTGAATGCGGGCGGCTTCTCTGTGTGTAATTCTTCGTTGAAGCGTTGGATGTACGATGTGATCAAGCGCGCCGCCTGTCATCACGTGGCACCACGAGTCGCCGTTCCAGCGGCAAGGCATAGAAAATCCCATGTAAAAATCTTTAGCACGGATCTTTTCTTCTTGACCAAGCCAGGCTTGTGGGAACCTATCGCCGTTGCGGTCAACAGCTTCACGAAGCGCTTTGTTGATCGGCATCATTGGCTTCCATCCGTCGTTGCCGAGGATGTCAAAGATTTCTTGAATTCTCTGGGAATCCAAGTTGTTCTTATTCATGTGGCCATCAACAACGCCGCTTGCGTTGCGCAAGTGTTTTACGTACTTGGATGGCTCCGAAACGTATCGCTGTGCGTCCCATGTGATCTCAAGATCAGCTAAGTCACCGATTACATCCATCATTGTTGGCATTTCAGCGGGAGCAATTGCTTGAGCGCCAAACGGCATTCCTTTTTCAACAGCAGTCCAGAAGTACCGCGCTCGGTACGAGAATCCACCGACCTGAAGGTTATTCATTTTTACATGATACAGGTCATACTCTTTGCCAGACAGTTCTTCAACCATGTCGCGGTACTTAACCATCGTGTCACGGCCTTGCGTGTACGCCTGCTGAACACACTCAAAGATGATCATTTTTGGTTTGATCCGTGCCGCGTACTTCATGAACGCGACTGTGTGCTCGTGTGCTTTTGCGTCGGCACCTCGGTTTGCTGGGCCTGACCATACGGACCAGCCCGAACACGGTGGACAACCCAGCACTACATCAGCTTTTACATCAGGCCATTCATTTGGGTCGTCAGAAAAGAATGAACTCCAATTGTCTCCAAGATGGTGCCTGTTCAACTCTGCAACAGGGTTGCCAAAATTAAGCGTCCCTGTTCTGATATTCATTTCCATTCCAGAGTTTACAAACCCAAGACTCATGAAAGCTGCAAGTCCATTGCAGTCTGCGAATGTGTATTTTGCCATGATGTAGTTCTCCGTGTGTCTAATTCGTTAGTACAACCGTATCAAGTGAGGGCCGATGTACGTGACACTAGTCTTTGTGTATTGACCCTACTTCAAAGCCGCAAGCTGCGTATCCAGCAATGTCAGTCCAAGTGTCTGGCTGAAATCCAGATTTTGAGGCGTACCTAGCAACTTTTACTGCAACCATAGCCATGGCAACATCTTCGTTAGTGACTGGAATACCAAAGATCACAGACCAGATTTGCGCAATGCGGTTAAAGTTACTTTCCGGGCCGCCGTACTGAACATCACGCTCGCCCGAGACGATGCGCGCTGCTTCTTCGAGGCATACCTGCCGTGGTTGCTTACTGCTCGGCATTGTCTATTTTCATTCGTACAAACACCTTAGCACTGTAGTCGCTCCCGGCGTGCGGGACAATATGTATTTCAGCATCACTAGGTATTTCAGCATCTATATCTTCCATAAGGTCTTTCCAAGATTTTCTAGCTTCATTAAGCATTAGTGGAAGTGTTGACCCTAGTACTTCAAACTCAATTGCTGCTCTCATTCAACTACTCTCTTTTCTAGTGTGTGCGGCGCGTGATGCGTTCTGCTGAGATAAGGCAACATTTCGTCTATAGAGCATACGATAATGTCACCGTCTCGTGCCTCAAGCACTTTGCACAATCTTCCATTGTGTATTTTTCCAAGCTCTCCGCGGTATGCGCTAGACCGTACTCTGACAACGTCACCGGCTACAACATTTTTTGAATGAACTGCCAGCCAGTAGTCCATGTTAAGCTCCCTTTGCGGGGCAAAGTGCGTCATTACAATTGCTTACGTCGTAGTCATCTAAGGCTCTATTGCACCTTGTACATTTCATTCCATCGTCAAGTACTCGGTAGCCATTCTTTTGGCGGTCAGCATTTTTTTGCATTTTCTTAAGATATTCCATGTCGAGTTCTTCGTCAGTGGCCCCTGCTGCGCAAAGAATGTTCGCAACAAAGTGCAAGACATCAACGCACTCTTTGACAATCTCCTTGCGATCTGCGTACGGCTCATCGTGCTGCCACGGCTTCCAAGAAATGGCTTGACGAACTTCGGCAAGCTCATCGTCAATGGCGAGCATATTCCAACGGATGTACTCAATCAACTCATTAAGGTCGCTTGGCTCGTTACTGTGAAACTTGTCGTAGTTCGCGTTGTACACATCTGTTTGCAGCTTTGTGGTCATTTCAAGCCATCTATTGAATAATACTGACATGGTTGTCAATTCTCATTTCCTTGTGTAGTTGTGTAAGTGTTTCGTGTGGTGTTGGAATAGCTTCAGCATACTCTTCTCGCTGAGCCGCCGCGAGCTCGTACCTATCAATTGAAGACATTTGTTCAATACCCGCGGCTAAATGACTCCACGAGCTACCTATTGTACCCGCCGTTCGCCATTCGGTAGCAACAGGCGTAAGTGTGTTCATAGCTTGAAAAAATCTAGGAGACCACCAAGTGATCTTATCGTCGTGCGGTCCAATTAGCAAACCGACGCTTTTAGATATAACTTCCATTGCTTCAGCATCTCCGTCAGTCTTAACCTGCTTAGTTGCTATGCTTGGGAACATAAGATTTTCTGAGGTTTTTACTGCCCAAGAAGACCGCAAAGATTCAACAGCCCACCGATTGCTACGCTCTTTTACTTTAGAAGAATTTTCTATATAAAAAGAATCAACGTTGATTCCAACAAATGAACTAGTGACGTTTTCTGGAAGTCCTGTAGCTGAAAAGTGTTTAGCGTTCCACGGAAGAGTTGGGTACAGCGTTGTTGGCCACTTCTCGTTTAGCAAGTAGTCGGCAGCGTCTACTATCTTCGGAAGATCTACCGCTATCTTAAAATCTTTTCTTTTTGAATAGAACTCTTTGAATAGTCGTGAGCTATAGTCCTTGCTTGCTGACCGAAGACTTGCGTGTACTTTAGACGGCTCGGGAGCATCGATAAATAAGCAAAGTCTTTTGTCATTTTTCATCGTGTCAATCAGTGACAAGATGCCGTAAGACTTATTCGCTGTAAGACTTAAAACTGGAGCAATTCCAAGCAGCACAGCGTCATATTCTGCAACACTGTCAATCGTCCACCCAACCTGCGGATCTTGCCAGACAACTTCAACTCCGCTGTACTCAAGAATTTTACAAATCGCACCCGCAAAAGAAATGTTCTTTTCGTTTAGCAATTTAGAAGACTGCGGTGCAGTCATTCCAGATATAAGTACTTTTGTCATTAAACTACGCCACCTGACTCAGTGTACGCTGACGGAATTCCAACGTCAATTGCTTTTACATCAACAAGCGTCGTACGAGTGCTTAGTATTTGAGACAGATACGGCCCAATCTTGAGCTCGCTTTGCTTCAATTCAGGACTAAAAGATTCAGCACTTTCCCATGCTTCTGAAAAAACTTGAAGTGCTCTACTTGTATTGAATATGACAGGCCCGCACCAGACTTTAACCATTGTAGATCCCTCCCAGGCGTCATCTAGTGACACGCTAGACCCTTCAACATAGTCGTATGATTCGTTACCGGTGCTGCGGATACGCGTGAATCTGTGCGCTTGCTGCATTGAAACAGTTCTTACGCCTATGGCGTTATCGCCAGTCATAGCGCTGTCTAGCGCCATTTTGACAACAGTGTCTTGGTCCATAATGTTGTCGCTCATTAACAGCATAACTGTATCCGATTGGATACATTTAAGTGCAAGCAACGTGGCATGCCCGGGACCAAGCGGTTCTTCTTGAACTACAATTTGTACCCATTGAGAGTAGGCCGAAAGAACACTAGAAACTTCTTCTTTATTGTGCGGCGACACTACTACATGACACGCAGTGGCGCCAGATGCCGATGCGTACTCTACAGCGTATGCAAGTAGTGGGATCCCGTTTAGCTCTAGTAAAGGCTTAAAGAATGGCTTAGCAACTCCAGCCATGCGTTGGCCTCGGCCTGCTGCAAGTACTACTGCTTCCAAGGCCAGTCCTGCTTGGCCCAAATAAAATCCCAACCCGCTGCATGCGCAGGCGCTTGTCCTTCAATGCGATCGTCAATGTACACACCGCGACTTCCAAGCTTGCGGAAGACTGCTTCTCTTTCAGTAGTTGAAACTCCGTGGCCAACTAAGTTTTTGTGGTTGAGACCAAGTTCTGTAAGAATTGTGAGTGCCGTGTCATTGGCTGCGCCGGTGACGTAGTACACCAAGCACGCTGGGTCACGCTCCAACGCTCTAGCAATGTCAGCAAATGGAAGCTTGTGTTTTATCGCTGCGCCATTTTTTAGTGTTTCTACATATTTTTTAGTTTTTTCCGCATGAAGTTCTCTTGCTTTTTCCAGCGAACCTAAGGCGTTCGGCAACCATGTCTGCCACGGGTGACCCCAGGCTTGCACAGGCATTTCAACACCAACAGCAGCGTATGATTCGCGAACAAGTTCACGAGAATCAACAAGCACGCCGTCAATGTCAGAGCACCATATTGTCATCTGTTTTACCATCGTTCTATCGCTCTCTCTAGCACTGTAAGTACTCTTGGTAGTGAGTCAGGAATGTTTCTTAAAACGTAAGGCACAGCGCGCATCACGTGAACAACAGCCCATGCCTCACCTACAACAAATAGCCTATCATCATCAATAAGATCTTTTACGTCTGCTCTGCGGTACGCAATCACTCCGTTATTGTACTTAGCATCTTCCCAGCCGCATGCACTCTGCAGGATCTTTCCAATGTCAACTGCTGGTGAGTCGGGAACAGTTTCTGTCGCCCGAATTGGGTCAATGAATACTCTTCCGTACCCAGCACGGTTCATTACGTTTTCAGCCGTCGGGTCTCCATGTGAGAGACAGTGCTTCATTCTAAAAGCGCCATCGCCTGCTATTTTAGCAGAGTTAATTATTTCTTTCTTAGTTGCTTCATCAATATGCTCTGCTAAGTACTTGTCAATCGTGTGTTTCATTTTGGCTTCAAGTAGCTCTTGTGTGTTAGCTGTAGGCGGAACTACGGCTGGCTGAGTCCACACATGATTAGCAAGCGCGGGAACAATAAATGACGGAGTACTTTCCCAGTACTCGACGTACTCAAGTTCTTCCATTGTGTACCCGTCGTCTGTGATTGAAAGCACCTGCGGAAATATGACTCCACCATGCTTCATAATCCACTCGCCTTGTTCTCGAGTGCGCTCGACTATGCCACCAGACTTTTTTACTATTCCATTAGGAAGTATCTCGACAACAGCCCCTGACAAACCCCTCACGAGAACGCGCTTTCAATCATAATTTCAGCGCTCTTGCGTGGATCATTTCGTGTACGCAAGACTTCTCTGTTGTGACGAGCAATTTCAAGTCTGTCGCTGTCAGAAATCTCTAGACACTTGACAAAAGCTGCAGTGACTTGGTCAATGATTTCTCGGCCTTCAGGCTTCACGAGCCTCCCTTGTGTTGGAGATCCCTTATACCAATCAAGCACCATCATACGAAACTGCGGGTCAGATAGATGCTGCGGAACAATACACATGGCGCCAGCATCGGCTGCTTCAAGCGTGGAGTACTCCACAAGTCCTCGAGCAAAGTTATACGCAGTCAAGTTCATATGAACCTTAAAGCGCGATGCGATTGCAGCAGAATCAGTGTAGTTGCCAAGATAGCGAACTAAGGCTTTTCCTGGAATCCGTGCGTCCCAAGCGTACGGAGTAATTATGTTTCCATCCTTACGTCCATCTGGCCTATCCATATCTGCTTGCTTAGCATAGCGGATAACTTTAGCGCCAAAATTGTCGCGAAGTTGTTCATACGTAATGTACGTCGGTGAAGGACCTAGCCCTACTGAACACGATCCCCATATCTCAACCACAATGTCTTCTGGCAATTGTGCGCCTGCAAGAGCAATTAACGGCTGTCCTTTATTGTAGATAAATCTTCCAGATGTTCCTACAATGTTTTCCTGCGGAATTGGGTCATCAATCGCAAAGCTTGGAAGAAACGGCATACATCCTTTGATCCATTTCATTCCTTTGAATAGATCATTGCTATCCGTAGCTGAGTCGTCGCTCATTGTGACGAGCATGCTGCCTCTATTTTCAGCCTCGAGCAAACGTGGAACAAACGGAATTGTGCTCGCTGGGTAAAAAGATCCGTGTAATGAAGTTGTCCACCTAGCTTTTGTGCGAAGAAGCGCATCAACGTACTCAGGTATGACATCTTCGCCTGCTTTGATTGCCATTTTGTCGTGCAAAGGGACTTTGATTTCTGGAAGAACAACCATGTCGTATTTATCTAGCAACTCGACAAGGTTAGCGCTCTTGACAACTACGTCTGGCGCTTCATTCCACCATCGGCCGCCTGGTTGAGGCTTTCCCCACGATGATCTGACTTTTCCACTCTTTGTAAAAGAAACTACGTCGCACTCGTGACCTAGTTCTCTAAATCCATATCTCATTCTGAAAGCCCAAGCCGTTGGGCCTTTTACTCCTGGCTCTGGTTCAAGTATCGCTACCCGCATACACTCTCCTTGTTTCGCTGTGTCGTATTAGAAATGATATCACGGATGCGGCATAAACGGTGTGCCTACACAAATAAATATAAGTGTAGTAAACACGTTCCGTCTATGCCGCATCACACGACAAACTCCTATGATCTAGTGATCAGAAAGGAGCGACTGGCGGTGTGTTGATGTCTACTGGTGCTGCTGCTGGAGCAGGAGCTGCTGCAACTGGTGCCGGTGCAACTGCAGGAGCAGGCGCTGGGGCCGGTGCTGGAGCAGGAGCCGGTGCAGGGGCTGGAGCAGGAGCTGCCGCCGCTGCAATAACAGGTGCTGACGCAACTGCACTGTAGTATGACTTGATTTCATTCTTCTTTTGACCCTGCCAAGTGCGTGACCCAATTTGCGCACGGAATGTGCGTCCCTTGAGTGCTTGCTCAATTTGAGCGTTGGTTGGGCTTGTTGCGAAGAAATCGCGGTTAAGACCAAGCGCATTCATTTTGCGGAAAAAGATTCCAAGCGCAGTTGGGTTGTCGGTTGAGACAACCAAGTTGTCCCAGACGAGACGCTTCATGTGGGCGCCTGTCTGAACCTGTGCTTTAACTGCGAACATTGTTTTTCCTGATTGCGTTGTCTTTGCGACGCCTTCTACGATTGCAAGATCGTAGTCACCGTCTGGAAGTGGATCATAGCTGCCGACATCGCCAGCTTCTTTAACTAGGTCTCCCCAATTGAGTGTACTCATGGTATTTACCGTGTCTTTCTGTGTTTGTTGTTATTTGGTTTCTGAAGCAGGACGAGGCCCAAAGACGATGTCAAGCATCGCCTCTATGCCTAAGTTCTGTTGTTCTACTACTTTTCCAAGCCTACCCTGAACTCGCTCACCAGCTTCGTACTGGTTGGTGCGCTCAACGTGCATCCTACGTGCTTTTATTGGAAGCTGCGTAGGATCTGGGTTTGGAAATTCCTCAACGGTGATAGCGCCAAGGATGTCGTAGAAATACGGGGCTTGAATTGCAAGTTGTCCTTGCAAGTATGGACGGTATCTGCCGTCTTGCCCTTGTCGTGCCATCGCTGTCAATACGACGGCTTCGAGAGGATTAGTAGCGTGCATTGTAAGGTCACGGAGATCTCGAAGCAACGCGCCCATGTGACGAAGAAGCTCGCCCCACTGTTGCATTTGCATTTGATTCTTTCCAGCAATGTTATCAACGCACTTTACTTGAAGCTCAGATACTGAGTCAATAATCAACGACTTAAACTGATGCTTGCCAAGTTGCAACCACTGGTACGCTTTGATAACAGTGTCGTATTCAATTACGTTTACGACGCATGTGTCCCATGTTCCGTCTGCGACAGGCGGCTCTTCTCGTAGTGGGTCCCAATACTTGACATTGATGGGAAGGAACCTGTGTCCACCCTCTACGTCAAGCATCAGTCTTGGGTACGGTGCTGTCACCGCAAATGTAGACTTACCTACCTTAGATTCTCCGTAGACCATCATGGTCAATGAACGTTGTACTCTTGACATTGTCACTCGTTTCCTTTTAGCTCTGTTGGTTTGTAGTAACCGTACGGGTCATCGACCACATACAATTCGGCAATTGCTTGTTCGGCGGCGCTTCCGTCGTCAAACAGTGGGCAAATGGCGAAGAATTGGCATTTCCACTTACAGTCTCGGCTAGGCCGAGGATACGCTACGTTGTGATGGTCTTGGCCATCATCAAGCGCTTTGCGCACTATAAGCATGTCACGAACCGTGCCATGTATTCGCGACCAGAATGATCTGAGAGCGAATGTGTTATGCCGAACTTCAATTTGCTCGTAGAAAGGAGGCTTTGCGTTAGCAGTACGCTTCACTTTCTTGAGCATTGTAAATATACCGCCTTCGCTGCGCTCTCCTTCAGCGTTTTGTGCAGCTTCAAGAAGCATGTACGTCAAGATTTGTTCGTTCATGTGCGCAAGAGATGCGAACTCAGTGAACGATCCGCCAACTGTCTTGAAGTCTCTAAACATGCGTACTCCATCGCCTTTGCGACGGACTCGCATATCGAGCTTTCCTTGAAGTATCACTTCACCATCAAACATCGGCATCGCAATAATCTCTTCAGTAGAAATCATCTCGAGTTCTGCGTCAATGCCGTTCTCGTCTACCCATTGAAGGTATCCTTCGAGCATAATGCGGCCAAGCTCGGCTTCAGTGTCTAGATCCATAGTGTCACGGAAGCTATCAATCAACAACTGCTTGTCACGAGCAACAAGCGTTGCGTGCGCGTCAAGAAGAGGAGTGTCTGTTGAGTAGTACATATCAAGAGCGCCGTGAATTCTAGAGCCAAGTGCAAGAGCACCAGTGAAGTTAGTGCTTTGTGGTTGAAGCCTACGATAGTAGTTAAGCCACCACTTACGACGGCAATCTTTAAATGTCTGGATTTCTGAGTTAGAAATCTTTAGTGGTTTCTTTATTCCAATTTCTACTGGAACACCCATAACACCATCAGTGACGTTAAACTCTGTCATTAAATCCCTGCCTTTTCGTCTCGTAGCATTTTCATTAGCTGTGCCTTGTCTCTTACGATATTCTCGAAGTTGTCAGCTTTGCTGTCAAGCACTTGAATAACTCGTTCTTCAATAGTTCCTTCGGTAACATAGTCCATAATGACGATGCTGTCGTGTATTTCGCTACCGATGCGGTGTACACGGTCAAGAGCTTGCTTGTAGTCAACCAGTGACCAAGGACGCTGAAGCATTACGAGCCTGCGAGCTGCTGTAAGCGTGATGCCGACACCACCAGCCTGGGCTGTAAATAGGATCCACTTAATCTTTCCAGACTGAAAATCATCAACCGCTTGTTGACGTTCGTCTTCATTCTGCGCACCTGTGATCAATCCGTGCGGGATTTTAGCTTTTGTCATTGCTGTGCTGAGAAGCTCAATGAGCTGCCGCGATACTGCGCAAACTGCTACAGAGTCATCGCCGAAGTCGCCACTTGAAATGTCATCCATAAGCGCATCAACTTTGCATGAAGGCTCAGATAGCAGTACTTTCATTTGGCCTGTCAATTCGTCTATATCTATAGAAGCGAAAGAGCTAGCAAATTGAAGCAAGCGTGTTGTCTGCGTAAGCGGACTTGGCGCAACTACTGCTTCGCCAACCTCGAGCTCAGCAATCATTGTATCGCGCATTTGCTGATATGCTTTCTTTTGCTTAGTTGACATCTCAACGTCACGGCGTTCGCGTAGGACCGGCGGAAGCCATGGAAGCACTCGTGCTTTAAGCATTCTGCGCATGCGAGGATGCACTCCAGCGTAGAACTCATCGTTCATGTGCGGCTTTACGCCGATGACAATCATTCCCCCAAAAGCGTTAAGCATTGTGTCAACCATACGATCAATCCATCGCGTCTTGCTAGGCCATTCAGTTGGCGATAGCCAGTGAAGAATTGCCCAAAGGTCAAGTACGTTGTTTGCAATTGGTGTACCAGTCATCGCATACCGAATGTCTGCGTTGCCAGTGGCTGCCCACAGAGCACGAGTTTGTTTTGACTTAGGTTCTTTAGACCTGTGAATTTCGTCAGCTACTACGGCTTTGAAATCAATTTTATTCAGCTCGCGTAAGTGGACTTCACAGCGGTTTTCAGTTACTTTTTCATCGTGACCGCCACACTCTGGGCATCGCGCCAGAGCGACTGAACCGTACGGTGCTAGGCGAGAGTGGCCGCGGAGGGATTCCCAGTTAATAACGAATACATCAGCTTCTGTCTCAAGCTGCGCTCGGCGCTGCGATGCAGATCCAGAGATCACTTGAACCTTTACGTCTGGCCACCACATCGCAAACTCACGCTTCCAGTTTTTCTTTAGCGTGTTTGGGCAAACGATAAGAGCAGGAAATACTTGCTCAGTTTCTTTAAGCTTTTTTAAAGCACGGATTGCCTGTGCTGTTTTACCAAGGCCAGGCTCATCGGCCAGTAACGCACGGCGTGCTTGCGAAAGAAATGCAACTCCAGCGCGCTGGTGAGGATACAAATCTTCGTCGCCTTCGTACGTATCTAAGTCTCGTAGTTCGTTTGCTGGCGTGACTCGTATAGCAAGCTCGTTGCCTGCCCACGCAGCTAACCGTGGGCCAATTTCTAAATCAGACTTAAACACTGACCTAAGAGCCAAGCATGTTGTCCAACCTAAAGGAGCTCGCCACGCTTGATCTCCAGCATTCCATGTCGCGCCAGGAATACTCTTGCAGAGTTCCTTATAGCGCCATTCTGTCTCAATTCGGATGTGCTCGCCCGACTCGTTGAGCTCGACTGCTACTGGCACCTGTTTCCTCTCGTCATTTTGATATGTGTCACTGTATCATATACTAAGACAAATATGTCATAGTTTTGCAATTTATTTTCTTAGTATCTATTGAAGTAGTCTAAGAGGTGTCCAACCGTTTTTTGCTAGGAATAGCAGACCGTGGCGTATGGCGTCTAAAGCGTGTCCTCCACCACCAACATGCCAGTACCCTAGTTTCTTTAACGCTTCATTTGGAAACATTCTTTTGGCATCTGACGGGTTTTGATACTTCAGATCTATATCTTTCATTCCACAGTCGCGCATTATCTGCTTAAGAACTCCAATTTGTTCTAGAGAGTAGGGTGCCTGCGAGTTTCTCACTGTTTGAGCGTTTATTGTAAACCGCTCGCATACTATTTCTATATTGCAGTTGCCTGCTGCGTACTCAGCAATGGCCTGTCTAAGAGGCTGCGCGTATTCCTCTGGCTGATACTCGCCTGACCACAGCAGTACTGGCTCTTCTCCTTGCGCAATGCTAAATGCGCACATTCCACTTGCCTTCCCTGGGTCTACAGCTATTACTACTCTTTTCATCAGTACTTATCCCCCCAATTTTCAAGTGGACCGTCAACGTCTGCTGTTAAAGGAACAGCCCAGCCTTCGGTTGTTGTCATGCATTCTTTTACAATACGTTTGATTTCTTCAGCATCTTTGCGTGGTGCATTGAGCACTATTTCGTCGTGAACAGGAACGATAAGCAGCTCTGTAAGATCCGCTTGATCCAACTTAATGAGGTTGCTCTTGAACACCTCTGCTGCTCCACCTTGAATTAGGTAGTTGACTAAGGTGTATACGCGGTTATCGTCGCATGGAAGTCTACGCCCAGTCCATGTGTACACGTAGCCTTGGCCTTCAGCTCTAGTCCTCCGCATACCGACATCTTCAATTTGTTTTTGGAAATGCGACATGCCGGGGAACCTGCTATCAAAAGCGTCTGAAGTATGCTTCATCTGCGCCTCGTGCACTCCAGCAGTTAGCGCCTGCTTTGCGACGCCTGCTCCATATAGTCGCCCGTACACCATGCTCTTAATAAGCCCACGTCGTTTGTCTGACTTCTGCATTTCAGGATCTGCGTAAACCTCACGACCGATTTCAGTAAAAGGATCTGATCCAGTGGCGTCTGCCAGATGGAAAAGATTAACTAAGTTCTCATCTTGAGACAGACTTGCAAACATTCTAAACTCAACCTGGTCAAGGTCGCTTGTGACAATCACATGGTCATCATCTTTTGGAATAAACGCGCTACGGACTACATTGTCGCCTTTTGGAAGAGTCTGTAGGGCAGGACTCGTAATAGACATACGACTTGTCCTAGCACCAAGTGTTCTAACAGATGGATGAACGAAGCCGTTGACGTTGTCAGTAATGAAATTAGAAAAATAAGTATTGGCCAGTTTGTCGGCTTTTCGTTGCTTCAAGCACGTGTCGGCTAAATTGGTTATTTCTGGCGTAGTGTCAATCATCAGCATTCTGAGCTGATCTTTAGTGCAAGACTTCTGGCCAGTAGGAGTGTACTCACTAATTTCTGCGCCAAGACTCTCAAACAAACGAACTAACTGCTGGTTGCTTGTAATTGACACTCCACCATATTGCTGCTTAGCCCAGACTTTGACCGAGTCTGCGTACGCTGTCAGCTCTTCGTATTTCTTCTTTGAGTAGTCTAAGTCAATTCGTGCGCCGTTTAGTTCCATGCGTGTGACAATTCGTCGTGTCTGCATTTCAAGTTCATACGGTTTTGAGTACGCAGCACCAGGGCCGCACTTTTCGTAAAACTGTTCCCAGAGACGAGTAGTCAATACGCAGTCAAGCGCGCCATACGACCAATATGGTTGGAAGTTAATAGGCACAGTTCCCCATGTCCAACCATTCTTTGCTAGTTCAGTGTCTAGCGTGTCCTGAAGAGCAACTGCACGGCTATCAATGTGCAATGCTGCAAGACGCTTGAGAGCGCCAGATCCAAGTGGGTCAATAATATGAGCCATAATCATCGTGTCATGCGCACGGTGCCAAGGTAGTTCCCAACGAGACTGAACAGCAAACCATCGCGCTTCAAACGCAATGTTGTGGCAGATGATAGGACCGTCAAACTTATCCATGCCTTCGTAGAAGACACCTTTCCATTCGTCCCACGGAATAGACCAACCTTGCTCACCGTCGCCAACCTGGACTAAACGAAGACGACCATGCCATGGAGAAAATGCGTGGTCCCGAGGATTGCCTGGAAGCTCGCCAGTTTCAGTGTCAACGGCAAGCGCGTTGTGCGGACGCCGCTGGCTCAACCACTCAAGAAACTGAGTAGCTTTTTCGGCCGAGTCTACTAAGTGTAGTTGTACGTTTGATAAATCTGTTGTTGTCATTTGTCCTCGATAGCTAATACTTCAATGCCGCACTTTATCAGGTAGTCAATAACGTCGTACGGACGCCGATGCATATCTGCCTGGCGAAGTCGGCACACAACTCGGTATATGCCA